CTTCCGAGAGGCCGGGGTCTTGGTCAGCGTCGTCGGTCTGGGTCGGGGCCGGTTTCGCTTCAGCAACTTGAGGCTTGACCAGCGGTGCGGGCTGAGGGGTCGGTTTCACCGGTGCAGCCGGAGCAGTCGGCTTGATCGCCGGAGTGGGTTCGGTCGGCTTCTCGGTAACCGGTGCGTCATCAGCCGGTGCCTGGGCTGCGTCGGGAATCGAGGGGGTATCGGCTTGAGCCACTTCGGTCACGGGTTGATCCACGACATCAGCAGCCGGCTGAACCGGATCTTTGGCGGGCATATCGGACATGGGGGTTTCCTTGTTGAGAGGTTGGGGAACAGGACGATTGCGAAACTTTGCCATAGCGTACTTCCTGGAGGTTAAGACGAGGGATTCATTCCGTCCACAAAATGGCGAAGACGGGACTCGGCGTCGGGGCGGCCCAGGTTGAAGATCCGGACACCCGAGCCTGAAGCGATCCGGATGGGGTGCGCGGACAGGCCGGTTTTCATGGTGACTTCACGGCGATCCTCTGCCCCGTCTTCCGTCCAGCAGAGCAGGAGCGTGGCCGGCGACATCATCTTGTTCCCCATGACCAGCCGAGCGTTCTTGGCCAGGATTGCCTGAACGCCTTTCTTCATGTGCTCCCACGTGGGGTGGAACATCTTGGCGATGTGAAAAGCCCGCTCGATCGGAAAGGTGGTGGCCGACTCTTTGTCGTTGAAGCCACGCCAGGGGAGCAGGACTTCTTTCTTCTGGGTGGCTTGCTCCGCAGCATCCTCCACCGGACCATCCCCACCCACACGGATCGTGAAACCCCGGGATTCCAGATATTGCGCCAGCTGCGCGATTCTATCCAGGATCTCCGGCGGCGCTTCCTTGTTGCCCGTGATGGCCGCCGACAGGTACAGCGTGGGATCGATCTCTTCCGGCTTCGGCTTGATGGGGAAGCGGCCACCCGACTGACCGCCCTTGTTCCCCCAATCCTTCTTCCCTTGCCAGTCCTTCTGGCCGTTGGATTGACTCAGGTAGTTCGTGTTCCCGTGCTGAGGGGCCGCATTCGGGTAAGGGGCCGGATAGCTGGCCGGTGCTTGCGCTTGAGGCTGACCGTATGTGTGCTGGGTGGGTTGATTCCCATAGCCACTGGGGCTTCCGTAGCCACCCTGGTACATGTTCGGATTTTCCGGGAAAGTACTGCCTGTCATGATGTCCTCGCTGTATTAACGGATGGCTTTGTTGAGATCCATGGTGTTGGTGGAGATGCTGGTCGTGTGCATCTTTTTAAGCGAGTCCGTCATGATACCGGAACTCACTTCCATGCTGGGAATCACCTGCCCCGTGGGGTATTTAGCCAGCACTTCCCCAGCACAGATGCGGCACGTATGCGTGCCAGGCTTCCTACAGTATTGAGGGCTGCGGATAAAAACTACCTTCCCTGCAAAAGCATTGGCTTGCTCTTGGTTCTCCACCAGGCGCGGCTTACCTTGCTCGATGACATACCGGTTGATCAGGTTCTTGACTTCCTTGGCATCGTATTGACGCTGCACGCACAGTGTCGTGCCGCAGTCCCCCTCCACGATCTGCCACGTGTCCAATGCGGTCATCAGTGCCTTCGCTACCACGCCACCGTTTACGGTTTCTGCACCACGAGAGAAGGAGCCATAGCGGATCGTATTGCCGGTGGCGGTGAAGCTCTCCGGGTTGAGATCGATCCCTTCATCCAGCGACTTCACAATCGGGGTGACATCCATCTGCCCCGTGAACTCATTGGCTTCTCCACCTTGAGTCAAGAACGCTTTTCCACGGGCATCGATGGTTTTCCCTGACGTAAACTTCCCGAAAGCCGGATCATGCGCTTTCAGGTAAGCCAGGTCAAACTGTTTCAGCTCTTCCTGAAACTTGGCCATCTCGATGGGATCGCGCAGCTTCCCTTCATAGCGGCTGAGGACTTCCTTCTTGAATGCCTGGCGACCCGGGGGAGGCAGCATCGCAGCACGGGTCACGGATTGACTGAACAGGAAGGACAGCGTCTCTACGAAGGTCACCGCTTTACAGAACTGGATCGCTTCGTTGACATAGTACTTCCCGGGTTCTGGTGACTGACCTGGTTTCAAGGCATCCTGAAGCACAGGCGCCACAGACTTCTCCACCGTACTGGGACGGAATGGCGTATTGATGTAAGCCATCCGACCTTGGAAGGGCTCGAAGACGACCAAGAGGTTAAGGAGTAGTCTTCCAACAGTCGTCTCAAGGGATCCATCTTTCAAGAACTCCGTGTTCTGGGTAAAGGGGAGCTGAGCGGGGGTCAGGGTTACGGGTTGATTCTTGTTGAACAAAGGATGAGCCAACTGCTTGGCATCCAGCTCAATGGGCTGACGTGCCAGTGCATCATCCAGGTAGAACAGCCCAAAGGGTTCACGGATCAACTTCCCGGGATACTGGATCGCCTGCTGCGTGGTGCTCTCCTGCGTGATGCTGAACACGGAGGTGATCCAGGCTTTCTTATGGTAACAGCGGTGGCTGAGGCTGTAGAAGAGGTAGGCCAAAGGGGTCATAGCGCTTTACTCCGTGGCAGGGGTGGTGGCCTGAAGCAGCTTGGCTTGCTGTTGAGCTTGCTTGAACTGTTCAAACACGCCTACAAAAGCGGCCAGCTTCGCTTCCACGGTCTGGATATCCTTCATGGGTTTGATCAGCCCTTCACTGTGCTGCCGGTACGCTTCCAGGGGACGTTGCCAGGTATCGTTGCCCATGTAGATCAGGCTGAGGGCATTCATGGCCGTATCCTGGGGAAGAGACGTGCTGACCATGTCTTTGAACAGGTTCAGATAGGTCTCAAAGTCAAAACCGGTCTTCATGCCATGGTAGATGACCTGATAACCCAGTGAGGTCTTCCCAGCATACTCGAAGAACAGCCGAAGGTTATGATTGAGAGCCGTGTTATCCTCGACCTGGTCGTCTCCCTTCTGTGCCAGCACGTTCTCCAGGGTGGTGGTCAGTCGCTCCATCAAGCTGTCTTCCACCCCAGTCAACGACAGCATCAGTTGACTCTCTTCCAGGCCACAGAAGTCCTGGAGAATCTTGCTCAGCTTCTCTTCGTTGTTGAGGGTGTTCAGCTCCAGAAGTCGCAGATACGGAACCGGGTCCAGTGCATGCTGTACACGGATCAACGCAACCGCGATCTCCACCAGCGTGTTCAGCGAGGCATCGTCCAGCGACAGACCATGTTCTTCCAGGAGTTTAGCCATGGCGTGTTCAAGGGTATTGGCAAAGTTGTGGTGAAGGATGTCCGGATCTTCCGAGATCGGGTCATAGATCAGCTCGCACAGCGTATCCTGGATCCCAGCGACCTCATAGACCTGCAGCGCTTGAAGCGCCAACTGAAGCAGCCGCCCATACTCCGGCGTGTAGTGTGACTGGATATAGCTGGTCAGCTCATCCTCAGCAGACATGTATACGGCATTATTCATCGGTGTGTCCTCTAGGGTTCTAAGATGTCATAGGATCTCGAACTTGATGAGTTAAAGTCTTAAACGAAAGAAAAAAGAGCTTAGCGTCGGATACTGTAGCACACTCGCCCTATTTTCATCAAAGGAAACTGTCATGGTCAAGAAACTGAAAAAGAATACGCTGTTTGGCGGAAACCCGGTGGAAGCACCGGTTCGCGTGGTCATGCCGTCGGAAGTATCGAAGGCGGTGGCCCAAGCCACGGGCTCCCGGACGCCGATGCCGTTTGCGGTTCCGCAAGCCAAAGAGAACTGGTCCAACCTGACCAGCTTTGCGGATGAGCTGGCTGCGCTGGTCTTCAAGAACGCGGAGTCCATCATGCAGACCGTGCAGATGGTCGCGGAATGTGGTGGCGTGGACAACCCGCAAGAGTTTGCACGGGCCGTCTCGACGGCTGAAGCGGATCTGCTGCGCTTCAGTGATGAGCTGAACAAGATCCGTGCTCGGCATGAGAACAAGGTCGGTGAAGTCAAGTCGGCGGATGACCTGACGCACTACCTGGGCGTCTTCGAAGACTATGTGTCGTTCAATGCGTTCTTCCAGGGGACCATCCAGCACACCATGATCCTCTTCACCGAGTATGCGCTGCAGGCCAAAGATCGCCTGATCGCTCAGCGTGCGCAAGAAGGTGACCAAGAAGCGGCTGAGCTGCTGGATGCCAAACCCACCCAACCCCAACTCCACGTTTAACACGAGGTCACTATGGAAACCCCCCTGAACCCCGAAACGTTTCTGGATGAAGTCACCCTGGTCCAACCGACGGAAGAGTTCCCGGAACCGGCAGCAGCCGTGCTGCCGGAGATCGAAGTCACACCTGCACCGGTGACCCAACCGGACACCCCGGCTGAACCGGATCCCATCCAGGAAGCGGTCAAAGCTACGCCGGTGGCCAAAGCATCGGTAGAGCCGAATGGTGAGCAAGCTCCGCATGAAGCCACCAAGACCCTGCCCAACGGAGAACAGCTTTTCGAAGTGACGCTGCCCAAGACGCAAGGGTCCACGGATAAGCTGGAACTTCCGCCGGAAAACACCACGGTGATCCAAGAGACGCTGATGTATTCGCCGGCGATCAATCTGGGGACCACGTCCAAACAGCAGCACTGGGTCAGTGTCCTCCAGCGCTCGGCGCCGTATGTCTCCCTGGGCGATCACATGCAGAAGCGTCTGGCGGACAAGAAAGCCAAGTTCACGCAGTCCATCGAACACCGTGGCCAGCGCCTTCATGGTGTCGCTCCCTCGCCCAAGCTCCAACCGGGCACCACGGAGATGGAAGGGGAACGTGCACTGTTGCAGATGGTCAGTCACCTGGGCATCGGCGGCTTGACCCGGATCCCGTTGTTCAACAGTGGCTTCTGGGTGTTCTTTAAGCCGGCTTCTCCCATGGAGATGCTGACGCTGCGCATGATGACCACCGGGGACAAGGTGGAACTGGGTCGCCGGAGCTACGGTCTGACGCACAGCAACCACATCGTCTACTCGCTCTCTCGGATCTTCGAGATGGCACTGGCTCACGTCTACGCGACCAGCGTGGATGCCACGGAGATGCATCCCAACGAGATCCGCAAGTACCTGAAGCCGCAAGATCTCCATGTCTTTATCTGGGGCTTCCTGTACGCCTGTTATCCCTCAGGCTTCCGTTACGAGACGGCCTGTATCGAGAACCCGGAGAAGTGTCAGCACGTCTTCGAAGGCACACTGGCCATCTCCAAGATCCGGGTGGATGACAGCAACCTGCTCTCGGACAAGCAGAAGGCCTTCATGTGTAGCTTCTCTTCCAACAGCCGCAAGCTGAAGGAAGTGCTGGACTACCAGACGGAACTGACGGCCATGCAAGACAAGCGGATCATCTTCAATGAAGGGTCCAACAACGAAGTGGCCATCACGCTGCAGACACCCAGTGTGGTGGAGTACATCGAGCAAGGCTACAGTTACATCAACAGCATCGTGGACAGTGTCACCAAGGCCATGGCCATGGATGCCAGCGACCAAGAACGCACGCTGTTCATGGAAGAGGCCAGCCGCAGCAGCACGCTGTGTCAGTACATCCACTTTGTGAAGTCGGTGGAGTTTGGTCAGCTGTCCAAGCCGGATGGCGCGGTGGTCAAGATGACGGATCGCAGTACGGTCATGGATGCACTGAAGGTGCTCTCGCCCACGGCTTCGCTGCGGGAAGCGATCATCAAGGCCATCCTGGACTACATCGCTGAGAGCACGGTGTCCATCATCGCCATGCCGGCCTATGACTGCCCGGTCTGCAAAGCCGAGCAAGACAGCCAACTGACTACCCGCTTGCCTAAGCACACCGCCTACATCCCGCTGGATATCGTCCAGATTTTTTTCGGACTTCTCGCCCAGTACACCGAAAGGATACAGGAAATCGAATAACAGGTCCGCTTCAAGAGGACTTTGTCCAAAAAGCCGATGTGGAAGCCTTCATCAACAAGTGCTTAACCACAATGCCAGTGTTCCAGTACATGGATGCCCGCGTCGCCTTGCAGGATCTGTACGAAACCGAGTTTGGTATCTATAACCACCTCCAGCGGAATAAGAACCCCTTGTCCAGTGTACTGCTCCATGACAGTGAAGATTATGTCATGCACAGTGATCTGCGGGATATGCTGGAGGAGTTTGGAATGTACAACCTCGGTGAACTCTGGAATCTGAGCTTGACGGAGTATTTGGCATTACCGATCCCCGTGGTCCACATCCTGCGGGGCATCAAGGATGAAGTCATCGAGAAGAAGAGTAAACTCATGGACCGTGCTGTGCGAGGCCTCAAATAACCGATCAGGAGTGGGCCTTAGCCCACTCCTGAGGGTTTTATGTGTGAGCTGAGAGAGGATAGCTGATATCCTGGTTTTTGATCGGGTACGCTAGGATATAGGCGTTCATGACCGTATGACGTAAGCGTCGCTTGGCTTCAAAGTAACGCTGGATGGTCTGAGGATCTAGCTTTGTTAAGAGATGGAGCTTATTCCGAAGCGTGGTAACCATCTCCGTGAGGTACGCATCCAGATTGGTGCCGGTGCTATAGAGGTTCCCTTGGTGTGACAGACAGAGCACCCGGTAGAACGAGGTGAACATCCACTCTGCTAAGGGAGTGCGGTCATACAGCGTGTTGAAGTCGGGATCCAAAGCCAGCAGTTCGTTCAGGGAAGCCAACACCTTCAGGAAAGCCTTAGGATGGGCGTACAGGCGCTTTAGCGCAGCGTACAGCGGTTGATTGATCTCCGGGAGGACAGAGAGACGGATGTGGTGCGTATTGCGCTTAGAGAGCGGTTTAACGCTACTGACGGTCAAGTCTGAAGAAACCGTGATCGCCTCGTAAGGCTGAAGCTGACCATTGATATACAAGGCCACATTGAACACAGAGAAGAACATCTTGTTCAGATGGCGATATTCCGTTCTCAGAAAGCCCAGGATGTCGTGGTCGATGGTGACGTCACCCAGCTCATTCAAGTTCACTAAGGTTTTCAGATCATCATCCAGGAAGCACCGTGCCACCAGCACCGTCGCCGTGTGCTTAGGAAACACGGCATCCTCATCCAACCGTTTTCCGAAGTCATCAAAGGGAGGGATCTGGATGTACGGGAGTGCCGGTCGCACTGCTTGGGCAATCGTATCGTTGCTGAAAGCCTGCAGTGCCTGATAGGAGGCCGAGAAAGCACGTCTCCTAGGGAAGTAGTCCACCACGCTATCCAGATGCTTCAGGAACTTCTCTGGCAAGAACTGGTTATGCACCGCGATGGGATACGCCACCAAGACTTCATCCGGCCGCTGATAGCTGAACTTATAGGTAAAGCTTCCTTTCCAGAGGCCCTGCTCCCGGATGTACTCCGGCTTATCCGGCATCACCTCAAATTCAAACAAGCCTTGGATTTGACTCTGCTTCTCTTCCACTACGATGTGACGCTGCGTACCCACCTGCGTAGAGAGCGTCTTCATCCGGGCACTGCGGTGCTGGTCAAAGTACTCCCCCAAGGTCTGCTGATAGCCCTCAGTGGCTTCTCGGCAGGTATGGACTGCTTCCAACAACACCGTAAAGGGGGCGGGCACCGGGTAGGTGTAAACGATGTCATGCAGCTGGATATCACGACCCGCTGACGCATTGGCCAACATGCGACTCAACCATTGGCGGATCTCGGTTTCACTGCTGTGCTGATACGTGATCTCGATCGTCACATTAGACGGGATATAGACCGGCCGAAGGGAAAAGCTCAGCTTAGGGTCCAGAAAGATAGGTGGCTGATCCCAGCTATAGGGCTGGATCTCTTGCACCGCTGCTTTGTCATAGTCCTCCGTCACTTCCACAGTGGTCAGATTACTGGACATGAACTTGGCTTCACGGTTTGTGGTGGTGTCTTCCATCGTCGAACCCGGCGTTAGCAGGGTGCCACGCTTACCGGCATAGCGGATCTCCGTGTCCTTAGGCAACTGGGTGATCTCAAACACTTGGGCCAGGATCTGGTAAATGGCAGGACGGGATACGGTTTGTTCAATGTCAGGCAGGGGAATCAGCTCACAGGGCATACAAGTCTCCTTAAGGTCGATGTCATTCAATTTACGCAAACAACAGCACTGGGTCCCCGAAGGGACCCAGTGCTGACCCGTAGAGGGAGATTACACTTGCTTGACCTTGAGGAAGGTCTCGTCGAACACCTGGCTGATGTTGCGCACCTTGATCATCGCACACACCGGGAGGTGGTTGACAAACAGGTAGCGAGGTTGCACGATGGTTTCACGCGTGGTCGAATCACCACGGGAGACGTTCGTGGAGACCACGACTTCCGGTGCCCAGACCGTGTTACCCCAGTTGAGGATGTTCGGCTGCTGGTTGCGGGTCTCGTCGAAGACGGCGAAGGTCATGAAGATGCGGCCACGGAAGCGAGCGTCCAGGGTATCCACGATCTTGACGTTGAACTTCTCGGTGAGCGGACGCAGGTCACCGTTGACCGTCAGGTAGCGACGGATGTACGGATCGGTAGCGATCACCAGCACGACGCTGTCCGGGTTCATGCCCATGGCCTTGGCAGCCGAGGGGTATTCGGACAGGATGTTCATCGAGAACGCCACGTCACGGAGCTTGTTGATCAGCGCCGCTTGCACGTTTTCGACAGCATCCTTGTTGTCCAAGGAAGTTACCAGGCTGGCAACGTCGATGGAGTTGGCATCGTCGGTCAGATCCGCGCAGTAGGGCTTCACGTGGAAACGTGCAGCGCCCAGGCCAGACGGGGCATCTTCATGGTTGAACGGCACGCGGGTGAATTCGCGGATACGCTCGAAGGCTTCCAGGATGGCGGTGACGGCATCGCCGGACATGCGGAAGCGGGTGGCAGTGACCAGAGTTTCGAAGTCAGCCGCGTCATTCTCACCGTTCTGGCCCACCGGACGCTGGTAGGTGATCGGGGAGAGCAACGGCACTTCGTACAGCTGGGTGAACTGGTTGCGGTCCACGAAGTCACCACGCTCACGCAGGTTCAGGTTGGTCTTGAACGCGCGCAGGGTGTAGCCCAGGAACTTGGCAGCCGACAGAGCGGTGGCGATGTCCTGGAACTTGGGCGAGCTGCTGGGGATCGGGTTCTGATCCGCATCCAGCACACGCACGACACCGATACGGTTGCCATAGACGGCAATCGAAGAGAACTCGGTGTTGGCCGTGCCATTCAGTTCCATGTCCAGCACGACGTGCAGGTTGTCGGTGGCCAGGACGCCCAGGGTGGTCAGCGCGGAGCCATCGACCGCCTTGGTAGCGGGGCTGAGGACGATGTACTTGCTGCTGAAGCTCAGGCGACGGTCTTCCAGACGGTCTTGCTGGCTGTAGACGAAGTTGGCGCCTTGACGGCCGTAGATGTTCACCTTCAGGATGTCGTCGCCGACCTTGAAGAAGACGTCTTCGATCGAGATCGCGGGATCCAGGGTGTCGGTCTGGTTGGCGCTACCGGCAGCCAGCTGCGCATCGGTCTGGCACAGGCCCATGTAGCCGACCGGCTTGCCGAACGCGAGCGCGGAGGTCTTGAAGTTCTCACCTTCTTCGGTGTAGTCCCAGGGCACGAGGTCCGCAACATCCACGAACTTGTCGGCCGAGCCGACACGGTGTACGGGCACAGCACGGTTCTTCTTGCGGGAAAGCACGGTGTAATCGACGCCGGCACGGCAGAGGTCGATTTTCTTCAGCTCTTGAACTTGACCATCCACAGTGTGGCGCATGCCACGGTGCACAGTCAGGCGGTTGACGATGATGCCGAAGCCGATTTGGTCAGCCGGCAGCGTGTACAGCGGCCAGATGGTTTCGCAGAACTCGTCCTGCAGGGCCACGGTGTAGTTGTAGGCCATCGAGTACAGAGCAGCATTGCGCTGTTGCACTTGGTCGAAAGCTTCCATGGCGGCCACGACACGGCTGCTACGCGAACCGGCGTAGTTGGGGGCATTCTCAGCGGTGACCGTGAAGACCGGACCTTCGTCGCTGGCAAACTTCAAGCCCTTGGACGACATGTCACGGGTGGTGAAGCCGACGCCGGCCTTGATGGCGAACGCGGAGGAGATGGCAGCGTTTTCGAGGGCAGCGATGCGGTTCTCGGTGGAAGCCGAACGTTGCTCGCTGAAGCGGGCATCGATGTTCAGCTTGTTGCGCAGGTTGGCCATCAGACCCTTGAAGGTATCAAACTGCTGGTTCAGGCCCAGCACCGATGCTTCGTCGATGGACTCGGTGGCGAACACACGGGTGGCCAACGTATCCTTCGCGCCAAACATGCCGCCGTCGATGACGGAGCGCAGTTGGTTCAGGACGTCGGTGTCACCGTTTTTGGCTGCCAAGCCTTGCCGCTGGCTGCCGCGGATATCTGCGATGCTCATACTTGTTTCCTTCCTTTTCATCTTTGATCAAAGTGAACTGTTTGCGCAAAGCGCGGTGAGGTAATGCCTGTACCATGAAGAGCAGTTCACATTATTAATGCGATCCAAGCTATACATGGTTTTAACCACATCGGTGAAAAACGCCTGCTTGGAGGTTTTATCCTCCAGAACTTTCAGAAAACCTTCCTCCACAAGGATATAGATCTTGTTTTGAAAAGTTTGGAGCTGGTACTTTTGCGGGATCGGTGTGTTCCAAGGCAGGCCTTCCGTGACGGCATCTTCGACTACATCATGGAGGTATTGCTCCATGATCTCCTGGATGCGGTCACTGGAACCCAGCGGCTGGATGACGGCTTTCCGTTCCATCACCTGTTCCGGCGTCAAGGTTTCCGTGTAGCTGTAGATCAACGAATCCAAATACACGTCCAGCTTTGAGCTCAGCAACCCTTCCACGGCGTGCTGCTCTGCCAAGTTTTCCAGGCTCATGACTTTCCGCACAGTGGCGTAGTCATGCAGTTCCGAAATGCTTCGCTGTTGAACAAAGGCGTCATGAAACGCTTTCGTCATGACAAAGACCTGAGTGGCCCGCAGGACTTTCCGCTCGTCCCCCAGCCGGTTTGTTGCAAATCGTTGTACCATAGAGACCCTTTCTCAATGAAACCCAGGTTAAAGCTTCCATAAGAGTTACGGTTTCAGGGAAAGCTTTCTAATTTTACTGGGCCGTGCTGATAGGTTGAACCAGCAGCGTCACCTCCCAGTCTGCTACTAGACGTACAAGAACATCTAAATAGACCACCAAGGAGCAGTCCTCATGGATCCCATCATCACCCTGGTTAAATGCATCACTCTGCTATACCGTGAATCTCAGATGGAAACCGTCTCGGAAAACAGTGCCGACCTGGTCCGGACGGCCATCGACAAGATCCAAGTCAATAACATGGATGTCGGAATCGGCACACACCGCAACAGCACGGCCCAGTTGAAGGACTATGTCCTGCAGATGTGCCGGCATCCGGTCAACCATCAGTACGAACTGTCCGATGTCCTCCAGACCGTCCGGTTGATTGCCGGTCAAGAAGAAAACGTGTATCTGTCTCTGGCCCAGGCCATCGAGACCCCCCTGACCCCGCCCGTCCTGAAGCGCACCATCACCAATCTCCGGAAAGCCATCGGGGACTTCTTCCGGGAACAGAAGATTGGTGAACTCCTCAAGAAGTCCAGCCGAGATTTCAATTTTAACCGGTCTGCGATCGGTGACATCTCCCTTTACATCCGATCCGTCATTACGGAGCTTGAAGTGATCTCTTCCAAAACCCTTGCTAAAGACCCAGGCCTGATCCGCACCATGGACATGAGTGACGAAGAGTCCCTCAAAGATGTCTTCAATGACGTCCATGGCAGCAGCAATGAAGAACTGCCCTTTAAAACCGGCTTCCAAGAACTGGACCAAGCCCTCCAAGGCGGACCGCGTCCGGGCGATGCCGTCGTGATCGGCGCCCTGCAGCATAGTTATAAGACCGGCATGTCGCTGAGCCTGTTCACGCACATCCCGCTCTACAACAAGCCCAAGACCAAAGACCCCAACAAGAAACCGCTGTGCTACCGCGTCAGCCTGGAGGATCCCATCCGGAACAACGCCCAGTTCATGTACCAGCTGTTGAAGTATGAAGAAACCGGGCAACATGTGGATGTCAAGGGGATCTCGATTGAAGAGATGTCCAAGTACTACAAGAAGCGCTTGTCGGTCAATGGCTACTATGTGCTGATGGATGAGGTCAATCCCAGCCAATGGACCTATCAGTCTCTGATCAACCGGGTGATCGAGCTGGAATCCCAAGGTTACCATGTGGAGGTCCTGTGTGTGGACTACTTGTCCAAGCTGCCGACCACCGGTTGCTCCCAAGGCGCCATCGGGGATGACATCCTGGACCTGCTGAGCCGGATCCGGGCCTTCTGCAGTGCGCACAGCATCCTGTTCTTGACCCCGCACCAGCTGTCGTCTGAAGCCAAGCGGTTGATGCAGTCCGTCCCGACGGATCAGTTCTTGAACTACATCAAGGGTGGCGGCTTCTTCGAGAAGACCAAAGGTCTGGACCGCGTGTACGACATCGGGATTCTGTTGCATAAGTGCGAGATGCCACAAGGGGACTTCCTGCATGTGGTCATCGATAAGCACCGCCTGCCCACGGTGGTGGATGCCAGCATCAAGAACTTCTATCTCCCGTTCCCCAAGAACAAGATGCCCATCCCCAGCAACTATCACATCGAACACTTAAAAGTATTGCGCAAGATTCCGAAAGCCTTTGCCGGCACGGGTGAAAGCAGTTTTGAGATCTAAGTCAAAAAAAGAAAGCTAGGGTAAAGAGACTGCTGGCCGTAAGGCCAGCAGTCTCATCGGTACAGGTTAGATCTCTTTATTCTTGGCCAGGTGGTTCAGGATCTTCTTGGTAGAAGACGCCAGCTCAATAAACTGCCGTAGGACGGGAATATAGACCTCATACGGGACTTTCCGTACGAGGATGTCAATCCGCCACTCCTGTTCCCGAAAGTGGCTGGTATCGCCTTTATTGACAATCCCATTCTCCTTCAACCACCGGAGACGACTGGTGGCCAGGTGACCGCCCGGACTGGGCACCGCGGTGTTCAGGATCAGCTTCAGCTGGCGGATGGCATCCGCTTGACTGCTGGCATGGCTAAAGAATAACGCAGGACTGAGCGTATGGGCCAGTCGGTAGATGCTTTTAAGTTCTACGGGGGACGGGGATTCCGTCAGGTCGGTGGAAGGCAGTTCATTAAACATGGAAGTGTTCAAGTGAAAGTCACAGGGTCAAAAAAGAGAGAGGAGGGCGTGAGCCCTCCTCTCTAAGAGAAAACATCATTCTGACAATCGCTCATGGAGGTGAGTAAGTTGCCAGTCCGACGCAACACACACCTACGTGTCTAACAGGAGAAGCTGGTTGGTTTAGTAACGACCCAGGCCGAACACAGCCGTGTTGCCCATCATGCGGCCATTGGTGTTAACCGGACCCATGTTGATGAACGGCTTCATGTTGCCCACCACCGCACTGGAGATGAACTCCGGTGCCGGCACACCTTGACGCATCTGGTCGACCGACAGCGGCGTGGTGATGACGGTGTTCAGCTTGAGATCCGCCAGGCCCATACCGAACGCATGGATGAACGCTTCGCTCAGGGTGACGCGACGGGCCATGCCGGTGATCTCGCAGCGATTGCGCAGCGCGGTGGTGATGAAGCCCACACGCTGAGCGATCAGGTACTGTTCGCTGAAGCCCTGGCGGGGCACGAAGGTCGAGCAGTACTGATGGATCTGGTCCGGGCTACCGGAGAAGATCGAGCAGATCGCCGTCAGGTCGATGTCACGGATGTCGCGCTTGATGGTTTCGCCATCCCGGCCGGTGGCGTTGTAGTAGCCCATCGGCACACGGATCGAGTTGGAGATGACATGACCACCCGGCTTCCAGTACTTGGAGAAGTGACCGCCGGTCAACTCATTGGCGGCTTCGGTGATCATGTTCGTGGCTTCCGGATCCCCGATGGCCGCCTGGGCGAAGATGTTCATGTACCAGGACTGGCTGGTGGCTTCCGGGCAATCCAGCGACAGCATCAGACCTTCACGGAACAGCATGGCGATGTACTGACTGATCCGGACCGGATCCCCTTCAAACTTCTCGATGGCCACCTCAGAGCCATAGATGCCCTTGTCCGTTTCACCGAACGCATTGCAGATCACGTTCAGCATGCCGATGTTGTTCAGCTCATCGGTGATTCGGCCACCCTTGGGGATCAGCAGCTGCATCCAGGTGCCGTCGAAGAGGCTGATCAGGCTGGCCATGGACAGCAGCACGGAGGCCACGCTGGTACCATACAGCGTCTTGACGTTGGTGGCCACGAACTCGGCCTGCAGCTTCGGCAGAATCTGCGGGATCCCATTGGCGCCCATGACACGGCGTTCACCCACCCAGGTCGGGTTGATGAAGCCCGAGACCGAGCACAGCTTGTCGGCGTTGCTGACATCGTTGACGATGGTCAGCTGGTCCATCAGGCTGCGCTTGTTCGTGGACAGGACCGACAGGTCGATCATGGCCGACGCGCGATGCGGGTTGCCGGTGGCATCATAGACTTGACCCACGCCATCGGTCACGTCGATACCCAGGCGGCTGTCGGTCGGGTAGGTGGCCAGGCTCAGACGTTGGAAGTTGTCCGTCTGGGTGTAGATCTGGCTGACGCACGCCATGGCGCTATTGCGGATGACCGACTCGATCACATCCTTGTTGGTGTGATGGACGTTGGCCGGCACGACTTGAGCAGCGGCGTAATGGCAGTGGATGCCCGGGAAGTTCTTGCTGACCACGGAGTACATCATGTCCACCAGGCGGCTGTCGACCGCATCGGAAGACACGCGGATCAGTTCGGTCTGGCGGCCATCGATGGTCACCATCTCGTTCTTCAGCTTCTCGCCAGTGGCTTCCAGCACCATGGCATGGTAGGCCATGTGACCCGGGATGGACTTGACCGCGATGCAGAGGATCAGCACGCTAAAGCGCAGGTTCTGGTACTCCTGGCGATTCAGGGCGATGAACTTGGCATCCAGCTCGGAAGCGATCAGCTCACGCGCCGCCAGGGTCATGGCCTCACGAAGATTCGTGAAGGCTTCACCGCCACCGCCGCGGGCCACGAGACCGGAGCCAGACAGCGTGTTCAGGATGGACATGAAGTCGCCCGGCTGAGCAGGTTGCTGCGGGGCAGCCGTCTGCTGACCGGTTTGCTGCGTGGATTGTTGGTTGGTGGTGTTGTTGTTGGTATTACCGGTATGAAAGGCCATGACGTTTCCTTGAAGTTTTGAAGCTTGTGCACAGCTTCGTTTTTTAGTTAGAATGTAAGTGTCTAACCTTCACTCTGCAGAGATCTAGAGGTAGCTCTCCACTTAAAATGTACGTGTCTGAAAAATCTTTAGGAACAGGTTTTCGGAAAGACCCTGCCCTACAAACGCGCCGTGCCAAGCACGACTTGTTTCATTCTATATAGCACAGTAGAGAAAGTTTTTTAACTGACGTTTTTCTCGATTGGGTGACATGATCAAAAAGGTGGCCGTATGTACAGTTTATTCTCCAATCCGCTCAGGAGTTACAGTGGGTTGATGTCGGATGCTGCATTCTTGAACATCAAGAACCGGATGATCGAGGATGTAACCCGTGTGATCGAGTATTACCACAGTGGCACGTTCTTTACACGGAATGACCATATCCTGGTCAAGCTGATTAAGACGATCGCTACCCCGCTGAGTTATGACTTGGCCCGCTACCATGAAGTGACCTTGGCCCGGAGCCTGTATGCGGCCAATGCACTGCAGCTGACCTCCAGTATTCATGCGGGTCGGTGGTTTCATGGTCAGTTCTACTATGACTGCCCCGAACGGATCCTGGCGTACAATGGTCTGGTGGACCCGGAACAGATCCGAGCGCAATGGAAACACTATGAAGCCGTCAAGGTCCTGGAGGGCCCCGTCAGTAACCTGAACTACCTTCAGCCCGTGGGCCTACCTCAGCAGAGTGAGACCGGTTTGGTGGTGATCGGGATCGAGCTGGATGCCTTGATGATCCAATACCGCTGCTTCATGGACGAGCAGTACCAGTTTAAAGCCCAAGACAGCGGATACAGCCTGCTGGATGTCCCGCATTTCATTGGACGCTATGTGCTGCCCAACATGCTGAAGAGTCAGACGGATCTGGCTCTGTTTAACCGGATGTACAACCTACTGATGGGGAAACCGATGGGTCAGGCGTATCGCCGTCATCCGTTTCACATCAGTGACTACCGCAGCAACCTGGATAAGGTCCTGGATCTCTACCTGAAGCGCTTAGGTGGCAGTAAGAAGACGCTGTATACGTACCAGGAGCAGTTGCCGTACTGCTTTCAACCGCCGTTGGGCATGCCGGATATCCTGGACACCCGCCAAGTGGCCTGGGCGCTGTTCTTGACCCGCTTAAAGGCCATGGAGTTCTTCATCACCTTAGCCGGAAAGACGGGGCTGGTAACGAACCGAGGGTTTATCAATGACCTGAAGATCGACATCCGGCGGTTTAGCTCAGAGAAAGTCTTTGAGGTTCAGCTGACCCAAGACATGTACCTGGACCTGAAGTTTTTATTCGATGACTGGGTAACCCTTTAAGGAGCGATCATGGACTTGATCTCAAAAGCCATCAAAGATGTACAATATGCCATCCCTCGGGAGATCCTGAAGCTGGCCTATCTCCAGAA